TGTTAATGGTAATGTAGCAATCGGTGGATCCATTTATGATGTTAATGGAACAGCAGGAAGTGATGGTCAAGTATTATCTAACGTAATTGGATTTGGTGTTTCTTGGACAAATCAAACTGGTGGCGGTGCTTCAGAATTAGATATAACTGCATCACTATTCGTCTAAATATCTAAAAAAGTAATAAGATGGCATTAGCAAAGGGATCATTATCATCAATAGTGTCTGTGGTCTCTGCCGCAACTACTGTTGGAATTTATACCAATCCATCAAGTACAAAGTCATATATTAAAGCATTTGTAATGCACAATGCTGGAATAGGAACTGCATTTTGTAAACTTCATGATGTTCCAAATAGTAGTGGTTCAGTAGGATCTGCAAGTTCTAATAATCAAATTTTTTCGCAGAACATTACCGTTGGAGAAACAGTATTTTTTGAATACCCTTATCCCCTTACATTAGCAGGAACTAATGATAGTATTAGATTTGAAAGTTCTACAGTTGGTCCAGTCAATATTCAAATCTTAGGAGATAGTGATCCTTGATATGGGTATTCGGAAGTATTTAAAAAGTAAAGATCTTTCTACTATTTGGTTTGGTAGCACTCAAACTGGAAGAAGAACAGCAGCAACCGGAGGAACAGTCCTTACTCCTGGTGATGGTTATAAGTATCACTACTTTACCTCATCTGGAACTCTTTCTGTTCTTGAATCTGGTAATGTTGATGCATTAGTCGTTGCTGGTGGTGGCGGTGGCGGTGGATCAGGTGGTCCTGGCGGTGGCGGTGGAGGTGCCGGTGGATTTAGAATTGGTACTAATATTCCAGTAACAAGTCCTCTTACGATTACTGTCGGTGCTGGTGGTGCTGGTGGTGCTGCTGGAGATGGTGGTGATAGTATATTTTCTACCATCACTTCTACTGGTGGTGGTGCTGGTGGATTTCATGACCCTACTCCTGGACCTCCTACTGGTTCGGGTCCAGACAGCCCAGGATCTCCTGGTGGTTCAGGTGGTGGTGCAAGAAGTGGAGATAATAGTTTTGGAGGAGCTGGACCAGGACTCGGTGGAACAGGAACAGTTGGACAAGGAAATGATGGAGGAAATGCGGCAACACCAGCGTCATGTTCATATTGTGGATCTGGCGGAGGCGGCGGTGGTGCCGGTGCTGCTGGTTCTGCTGCACCTGGTACTAGAGCAGGTGGTGTTGGTGGTGATGGAGCAATAGTACCTGGATGGGATATTCCAACAGACTATGGAACACCAGGTGCTACATACGGTAGATTCTTTGCTGGTGGAGGTGGTGGATCATCAAGAGGAAACACTAGCAATAATTGGCCACTTCCTGAAGGAGCTGCTGGTGGTGCTGGTGGAGGTGGAAGAGGAAGAAAAGAAAATCCAGCACCACCGCCGAACGGAATTTCTGGCGAAGATGGTGTTGTAAATACTGGTGGCGGCGGCGGTGGCGGCGGTAATGATCCAAATACTGGTGGTGGTGCTGGTGGTGCTGGTATTGTTATTATTAGATATTTGTTATAAGATATAAATAGTCAAAAATATTATTAAGTACTATGGCACATTTTGCAAGATTAAGCGCAGATAATAATGTAGAGCAAGTAATCGTTGTTGATAATAAAGATACGTCAGACGAAAATGGTGTAGAAGATGAAATCTATGGTATTGCATTTTGCAAAAGACTATTTGGTACTAAAACTAATTGGAAGCAAACATCATATAATGGAAACTTTAGAGTTCGTTATGCCGGAAAAGGATTTTCATACAATCCAACTTTAGATGCATTTGTTCCACCAAAACCTTTTGAGTCTTGGGTATTAGATGCTGAAATTGCAAGTTGGAAAGCACCATTAGAAGAACCATCACTTACTCAAGAACAAATTGATGCAGATTCTTCTTATACTTGGGATGAAGATGCTTATCAAGAAGATAATGCAACTGGATGGGTATTAGAGACAGTAACACCAGAATAATATGTTTAAGTTTTATCCTAAAGACACAGGTACTCGTAGCACTATCCGTAAGTTTTTGAGTAATAATATTAAAGATAAGACTGAACCATCACCAGAACCACCAGGATCACCAGAACCACCAGGATCATCAAGAGCAGGATACTTATCAGGTGGAACTCCATTAACTCCTGGTGATGGTTATGAGTATCTTGTTTTTATAAATACAGGTTCATTAACTGTTAATACTGCAGTACCTGATGCCCAATACTTAGTCATCGCTGGTGGTGGTGGTGGTGGTCGTAGTAGGGGCAGCGGTGCTGCTGGTGCTGGTGGAGGTGCCGGTGGATTTAGAATTGGTACTAATATTCCAGTAACAAGTCCTCTTACGATTACTGTCGGTGCTGGTGGTGCTGGAGTAAGTAACAGTGATGATATTCGGGGAACATCAGGAAGTAATAGTACACTTTCTACTATTACTTCTGCTGGTGGTGGAGGCGGTGGATCTAGGGCGTTCTCAGGAGGTGATGCCCAAGGAATTCCTGGTGGTTCAGGTGGTGGTGAAGGTTCACAAGGAACCGGAAGTCCGGGAAAAGGTTTAGGAAATGATCCACCATCATCACCACCACAAGGTAATGATGGTGGATTCAATGGTTATGGTGGAAGTCTTCCTCAGCAAAATGCTGCTGGTGGTGGAGGTGGTGCTGGTGGTGCTGGCGGTGATGGTTCTGATAATTACTTTAGTGGTGCTGGTGGTGTAGGTGCAGAAGCACCTGGTTGGGATATTCCAGCATCTTATGGAACACCAGGTGCTACATCCGGTAGATTCTTTGCTGGTGGAGGTGGTGGATCAACTTCTAGTCCTGCTACATTAACAGTTGGTGCTGGTGGTGCTGGTGGTGGTGGTCAAGGTGCAGTTCGAACCACCAGTTCGGGAGTATCTGGAACAACCAACACTGGTGGAGGAGGAGGTGGTGGTAACCGACAGAGTGCTAGTGGTGCTGGTGGTTCTGGTATTGTTATTATTAGATATTCGGTATAAGAATGATTTTTTTATCTTTTTTTAAGGAGACTATAGGAACATGGGAATAAAAGTCTATGATAATTCTTCGGGAAGAATGAATAGGATTGTTGAAAATTCCTTTGATAACTTTGAAGAAAATACTGCAGCATCAGCATCACTTATTACTTCTGGACTTATATTACACCTTGATGCTGGAGATACCAACTCATATTCTGGTAGTGGAACTACTTGGTCTGATTTGAGTGGTAATGAGAATGATGGAACTCTTCAGAATATGGATGGTAATAATTATAATAGTGCTAACGGAGGGTATTTCACCTTTGATGGATCTAATGAGTATGTAAATTTGGGACAAGTACAGGTTAACACTGCTTCTGGGACAATAGGTTTTTGGGTTGAACTTGATACTATTAATGGTCGATTCTTTGGACGCCATAATCAATTTGAGGTTAGATTTCAGTCATCCACTCTGAGACTTGATTTTGGAGGAAACTCTTCATTAACTAGCAATCGAACGTCTTGGACCGGAGATTGGCTTTATGTTGTCATCACATGGTCTGAAAGTAGCAATACATCCTCTTTGTATGTAAACAATGTTCTCGATAGTACCGGATCATGCAGCAATGTTAGTACTCTGACTGGCGATATGAACATAGGTAGAAGCAGTGCTAACCTCGGATACATGGACGGCAAAATGTCTATGTTTCATTCTTACAACAGAATACTCACAGCAGCAGAAATCACTCAGAACTATAATACATTCAAAGGGAGGTATGAATAATGGGACTCGCACACTATTGAAGGTGGTTCTAGTATCTTTATTGTTAAATATGCAATGTGAGATTGACTATACTCATGATCTAATGTATAATTGTAATGAATATATTATTCCTATATGGCATTTCAATCAGTTTGGTATTATACCAATCTACCTGAAGATATTGTTAATATCATAGAGAGAGATTTGACAGAATCTTTTGATTCAATGATGGCAGACTCTCGCCTTCATGGAGATGCACTTAACAAAGATAAAAGAAATTCACAAAATACATGGATTCCCACCACTCACTGGATTGGTGGATTTTTGTGGCACTATGTTCAGCGTGCTAATCGTGAAAACTTTTTATATGATCTGAGAAACATTGATGGAGAATCAATGCAGTACACCCGATATAATGAAGGTCAGTTTTATGGATGGCATAATGATGCAGGATTAGCAACACAATATAAACCAGTATCAGTAGGTAATCGTGCTGAAGGTATTGCACAAGACTTTTTAAATGAGAATGTTGAAATGGTTCGCAAATTATCATTCTCCATACAACTCTCTGATCCTGATGATTATGAAGGTGGCAATCTTCAATTACTGGATGAAGCAGGTAATTCTTATATTGCTCCACGAAAGCGTGGTTGTATTGTTCTATTTGATTCTCGCACACAACATAGAGTTCTAAAAGTAAGAAAAGGAACTCGTAAATCTATTGTTGGTTGGTGTGTGGGTCCCCGTTGGAAGTGAGGTAAATATGGCAGAACAAATGACTCAAGAGCAGTTAGACTTGCAAGAAAAAGTAAACTCTGGAACTGCATGGACTCATAATGATAGTTTTGAGAGGAATGGTTACCTGGTAATTAAAGACTTATGGAATCCCGAAGAACTTTATCATCCAGTTCCAAAGGAGAAAGGACAATATAATTATTGGGATAAAAATCCAGAACATTTTAATCATATTCCTGTAGAACAACAGGTAGAAGGTTCCACATCACGTTACTGGCATCCACAATATCGTGCCATTCACTCTGGTATTCGTCTTAAACTAGAAAAAGTGATTGGTCGTAAGTTATATAATACCTATTATTATGATAGATTTTATTTTCCAGGACAAGAATTAACTAAACACGCAGATCGTGATGCTTGTGAAATCTCTGTATCAGTTCACGTCAGCACTAATCTAGAAGATAAGGATGCTGATTGGCCATTTTGTATTAAAACTCCTGATACATATACTGATAAGAAGAAGACCACTATTCTTATTCCTGGTGAGAATCATTCACTAGTACTTAAACCTGGCGATGGTTTACTCTACAAAGGATGTGAACGCCCACATTGGAGGGATTATATGCCAGGAAACAAAAAGAATAGAAATAAATTGTTTAATTTTACTCCTACAGTAGAGCAGTATTACCATCAAATCTTTTTCCATTATGTTCTTCAAGATGGTAACCGAGCACATTGTGCATGGGATAGAAGTAGATAGATATTTTAAAAATTAATGTTTTGATAATACCTCCAAATGTGCTATAATATTTAAATGTACTTAAATCATATGAAATTTTTAGTATATTCAAAAAATGGATGTCCGTATTGCTATAAGGTGATACGAGTGTTAGAAATGACTGGTAAACAATTTATTGAGTATAAACTTGATAGGGAGTTTACAGGACAAGAGTTTTATAATAAATTTGGAGAGGGTTCTACCTTTCCACAAATTGTTTATGGCGACAAAAATATAGGAGGATGTGTTGACACCATTCAGTTTCTCCGAGAAGAAAAAGTTATCTAATCAAGGTATAAATAAAAATGAGATTCACGAAGTGAATCGCGGGGTTGAACTCATTCTTAATGGAGGGAAGAAGCAATCTAAACCATTTCACATAATTTTTGAAAAGATGGTTTGCTTCTTCAAACGGGAAGTAACTATCTACTTTGAATTTTCCTTTGAATCAAGGAAAAAAAATTAGTTCCCAGAGGTAAGAACAATGTTAGCAGTAAGTTTAGTCTTAGGTTCATTCCTAACCATCTTGTTTCTTTTAGTGGGATTAATTGGGGGTTGGACTGCTAGAGAATATATGATGAACTATCGGGAAGTACCAAGACCTCACCCCGAAATGTTTGATAATCAAGGAAACTTGATTCCTGATGAGGTAATTGCATTTAATTTTGAAAACTATCATGACGACAGCGAAGAAAACGACGACAACGAGGTCTAAGAAACCTGCTGCCCCTCGTAATAAAGTATCAGCACCTTTACCAGATCTTCCTAATAATCCATTTATTTACGAAGTTTTTGATGTAATTTCAAAACAACGTACTAAAGCACGGAGGATCGAAGCACTTCAAAAGTATAAAGCACCCGTACTCATTACTCTCTTTGTCTGGAATTTTGATGAAAGTATAGTTTCTATTCTTCCAGAAGGAGATGTTCCATATGCAGCAATTGATGGAGAGACTGGATTCAAAGGAACCCTTTCCGAAAAAATTGCTGATGCAGTAAGCAAAATGGAAGAACTTGATACTCGCTCTCTCGGTGCTAATGATCAAGGTAAAACGACTATTCGTGCTGAGTTTCGTAAGTTTTATAACTTCGTAAAAGGGGGAAATGATTCTTTGAGTATGCTTCGTAGAGAGACGATGTTTATCAATATCCTTTCAGGTTTACATCCTCTTGAAGCAGAAATTCTGTGCTTATGTAAGGATAAAAAACTTTCTAATAAATATAAAATTACCCGAGAACTTGTAGAGGAAGCATATCCTGAAGTTCATTGGGGAGATCGTTCATGAATATTATGAAAATTATTTTTGAAAAATGCGATTTAGAAAAAGCAGAAGACCGCAGTCTTCCTAGTAATTCATTTTTAGTTGAATATAAACCTGATGAAAGCGATTCCAGTTTATACGACATTGCAACAGCAGGAAAACAATCTGAAATCTTTGATCATTATTACGACAAGTATAAGAAAGGTTTTGTAACTATGAAACAAACTGAAGGTAGAATCAATCCTAAATTATATGGTTATGAAGGACCGAAAACCAAAAAGAAGAAATAATTCCAAAATTGTCGGTAAATTTTTCCGGCAATTTTTTGGTCTGTAGGGTTTTTTTAAACAGTATTGTAAGATACGTGAATACTTGACTATATACTCTTTAGGGTCTATAATAGACCTATCGTTCATCCGAGAAATCGGACGCAAGTAAGTCGCGCAACGGAACCGTTGATCCCATGATTGAATTTCTTTTATATTCATCACTCACCTGCCAACAAGCTGATGCAATCATGCTGAGGATGAAAGCAAACGAGAATATCTCTGATGCTTTTAAGGTAGAATTGGTAGAGACCGTAAAGGAATCTGTCCCTGAGTGTTATTGGGACGCAAACGACTAAAGGAACGGATTAAAATCCAACTACTTTAGGAGTAACAACATGAACACACTAAACATGATTAAAAAGCAGATCAACAAAGCATCTGCAGTTCACGACGCACAGATTACTCACACTTCGTATCGTGGTGTTGAGTATTCTACTCGTTGTGTAGAAAGTAAAGAGTCTCACGGGACTTTCTGCTATCGTGGTCGCACTTATACCAAGTGATTAGTAAACTTACTTAACTGAGAGGGTTTTGACCCTCTTTTTTTTGTGCTATAATAGGTATAGTGTACATATAATTATGAACAGAGAAAAACTAAAACTTATGGTTAGAAATCTTGAGTTGTTGGTTGATGGTATTAAAGCAGAAGTTTATTCTGACTCTGATGTAGATCTATATAAGACATCTGTTGATACAAATAGACTTTCAGGAATGGATGATTACGACGAGGTTTTCAATGATTACGACTGAAAAAGCAAGAAAATATATGAAATTGCTTCGCAGACTGGTGAAGCAAGAACATCTCTATAGTGAAGAGAAACTGATTGAGATGAAGAAACAACTGCGAGATCTGGAAGAAGAACTTGCTATGCTAGAATCAAAAGTATCAAAAGGATTTGGTAAATGAATGTAAAATTGATTAGCGTCACTCCTGATGCTGAAAAAATGATGGGATATGTGGCACGAGTGTCAAATCCTTCTAATCAAGAGAATCCAAAGGTTGCTGGTCTTCTTAAGTATTGCGTCAAACATCAACACTGGAGTGTCTTTGAG